GGTGGACAAGGGTTTTATAAAAATGAAATCCCAATGGGACGTCTTTCATCAGACGCATTTTTCAATACATTTGATAGAATAAAACAACGTAAATATAATGATTTACCACCTGTAATTGAACCAAATTATAATCTTGTAGAAGGCAAAGGCAAATTACAAGATATAATGGATAATAATAAAAAATTAAACGCACAACAAAATCTTGGACGGGAAATAATACCAGGACCAATAGAATACGATGTATTTGAAGATGGTGATGGTTTAACTAAAAATACTAAAGTAACAGGAATGTTACGACCAGTAGTTGACCATCGCGGTGTACAACGTAATTGGGTTTCTGATCCAGAAGAAATGAATGTAATAACAGGATCATTATTCTGGACAGCAGCAGAATTAGATTATCAATTTGGTAAATTGCTTAATTGGCGTAAATCTTTTCATACTAATGAAAAAGATGGATTACCAATGCATGAAAATGCACGCAAGTTAAACAATCAAAAAATATTAAAGAAGTATTTACACACACCAAAATTATCAAGTGATTGGAGTGGGTATAAATACACGAAAGCACTGAAGTAATGTGCGCCAAGTGTAAAAAAATACGAAAAATTATAACCAAAATCATTGCAAGGAGAAAACGCAAATGAGAATGACTGAAATGATACCAAACTCACCTATTGCAGTACAAAAAAGTGTACGTAGTGCAAAAGGCCGAGTGTTAACATCGGGTGATGCAGGAAAAATCCTGCCACTGAAGTATGAATGGTTACACCGCGAAGACGGCGTACGTAGCGGTAAATTACGAGTTAACGTTGAAATGATGGAAACATCAGAAATGTTAATGAACGGTGTGGGCGTTACATTATACGCACATTTCGTACCAATGCTTGCATTTGACCGTTTTAACGGATCAATGGACGAATTAAACCGATCATATAAAAAAGAAAATGGAGCAGCAGGTAGTGTAGTCCCATTTTTTGAATCAAATAAGGCATACAACGCAGGTAACGGTTCAGTAACAACTATATCAGGAACAAATGCAAAATATTTTGATACCGGAGAACAATGGACTGGTGGTAGTCCACTTTTTTATCAAACAATGGGGATACATACAGAAACATCTACATTTAACACAACTGTAGTTGAAGCATATAATGCTATTGTTAATCATAGACGAAAAGCACGATCAAAATCATTACCATTAAGAAATGCATTTGATCATACATTAGCTGACGCGTTTTGGATTAATAATGGAATGCAAAATATCGTACCTGATTATGATCAAAATTTAATTGACGGACAAGTAACACTTGCCGGATTAACATTTCAAGCACCAATTAAAGCTCCAAAAGCGCGTGGCGATGGAAATGCAATTGATGCATCTTTAAATCAAACAAATTCAAACACACATATGGCTCCGGCTATGTCGGGATCTGATTTGATTGACGAAGGCGATATGTATTTATTTGAAGATATATATGCTGAGTTAACAACAGGCGGAAACGCTACAATGTCATTAGCAGACATTGAGCAAGCACGTAAAACAGCGGCATTTGCTAAATTAAGAGCAAAGTACGATGGAATAGACGACGAACATGTGATTGATTTGCTTATGTCAGGAATTAGAGTTCCTGAAGAAGCATTAAAGCAACCAATATTATTGGGTCGTCAACGTGCAATGATAGGATTTAACCAACGTTATGCAACAGATGGCGCTAACTTGGATAAGTCAGCAACAAACGGTATGGCAACAATAGATATGTCATTTAGAACACCTGCAATGAATACAGGCGGTGTTATAATGATAACAGCAGAAATTGTGCCAGAACAATTATGGGAACGTAAGAAAGATTATTTCTTATACACAACAGACCCAGATACGTTACCTAACTATCTGTCTGATGTATTAGACCCAGAAAAAGTGGCAGTAGTAAAAAATGATCACGCTGACGTAAATCATGCAACACCAGATGGAACATTTGGTTACGCACCATTAAACCATGAATGGCAAAAAGATGCTGTAAATGTAGGTGGTAAATATTACCGCCCTGCAAATGACGCATTTGACGAGGACAGAGCTAAAATTTGGTCTTCTGAGTCAAT